TAGGTCCACTGAGACTGATGGTAGAGAAAGAAGAGAAGCAAAGATATATATTACACCTGATTTAATAGGAAGTAATCAGCCAACTTTTGATGATGAAGTTACAATAACCTATGCTGGATCTTCAAGGGTAGGACAGATAATTAATATAGATACAAAACAGGGTGGACAAACTTATTTGTTTACTTTATTGGTGAGGTTGTAATGGCTAAAGGCAAAAATATTGAAAACGCACCATCTGACTTAAGTAGTAATTTAGAAAAAGATTTTAATAATTTCATACGAGGAGTATTGTTTGATTTATCCAGCGAAGAAGATCCAGTAAGTCCTATTGATACTGGATTTTTTGCTTCTAGTTGGACAGCTAGCACACAAAGACCTAGACCAGATCAGGCAAGAGAAGATAATCCTCCCTGGAGTGAAATAGAACCTTCATATAGACGTATGCCAGCACCTAACGCTTTAGTCGAACCTAGATTTGCAAACAAGATAAAATATAATTTTAAACTTTTTTCTAAAGTTTATATAGGAAATAGATCAGAATATGCTGCAAGTGCTTTAGGTTCTACAAGAAGTAAAATTCCTCAATATATTCAAGGACAACTTAAACCACTTGTAAATGCAATATTTACAGACAAAAAAGCTAAAATTGCTATTGGAGCTAGTAAATTTAAAGGTGGTCAAGGCGGTATTGGACCATTTGCTGATCCAGAAAGAGAATTTGTTGATTACACTAATTTATGACTTTAGTTAACACCAGAGCAGCTTTTGAAAAAGCAGTAACAGATGCAGTTGCAGACGTAGATCCAACTGTAGAAATGGTTTACGACAATATGGTATATAAAATTCCTGGTAAAACTAAAAAATACATAATTATGTCGATAGATTTTGCACAAGCTACATCTCAAACACAGGGAGCATCACAAGATTTTTACTCTGGTGTTATTCAATGTAATGTTTATGTTCCAAGAGGAAAAGGCACTGGAAACCTATCTAAATTAGGAGAAGCTGTAATTGATGGACTTACTTCTGTTAATGCTTCTGGTTACACAGATACATTTAGTTGTAAACCAAGAGTTTTAGATATTGTCGGTCCTGCACCTATTGTTTTAGATGATTCTGCACATTTCTTAGGCTTAATATCTTGCCAATTTACTGCCAACGCTTAGTATAATGATGATAGCTATACATTAACATGACTAGAGCAGTTGATCTTTTAAAGAACAAGTTTGGAGTTTCTCAACTTTACAAACATGACATTAAACAAGATGATGAAATTATTCTTACTGTTTATTGGCATCCTTTAACTATTGCAGAACGAGAAGCGATACAAAAGAAAAGCAGTTCTGAAGATGTAAATGATTACGCTTTGCAAATGATGATTGAAAAAGCAATAGATAAAGATGGTTCAAGATTGTTTCAAGATGGGGATAAAGCATCTTTAAGAAGAGAAATTGAAGCATCTGTTCTTGAAGAAATACAATTAGCTATGGTAAGTGCTGGTGCTGATAAGGAGGTAAAAGAGGCTAAAGCCGATTTAAAAAGCAAATAGTGATTGGAAATTTTTATTTTCTTTAGCAAAACAATTACATAAAACTGTAGCTGAATTATGCCAAACTCTTACTATTGAAGAAATGATAGGTTGGGCTGCTTTTGCAGAATTAGAAAATGAGGAATATGAAAAACAAAAAGAACAAGCACAAAGAAGTAGTGCTTTAAAAGGCAAAAGAAGGTAATATAGAGAAAATGTTTTAATTTTTATAGCAAGTGGCTAATTATAATGTTGATATTGCTGTAGCTATAAAAAATGCTGAAAAGCTAAATAAATTTAATAAACAAATAAAAGATGTTGCTAGTAATATTAAAGGTGCAAATACTTTTTTAGAAGCTTTTTCAAAAACAGCAAAATTAGCTTCTGGTGCATTTGATGGAGCTAATGGATTAGTAAGAAATGTTGATAATTTACAAAAAAATCTTGGATTAACCAGTAAAAACTTAAAAAGTGCAGCTTTAGGAACAAAAGAAGCAACTATAGCAGCATATCAATTTGTAAAAGCACAAGAACAATTAAATAAAGGTTTACGAGAAGAATTAGCACTTATAAAAGAAGTTGAAAAAGGCAGACGTTTTACTAGATTTGCTAAAGCTGGAATCAAAGAAACTACTCAGTATTCTGGACCTATCGGCCCAGGTCAAGCATCGAGTGTTTTAGGTGGTCAGAGTGCTCCTGTTGCTGGAAAGATAGAGAGAACTTTAGCGTTGAGAAGAGATGAAATTAAATTACAAGAAGCATTATTGTCTTTAGAATTAAAATCAGCAGCAGTACAAAATGAAAAATTACAAATAAGAGGTGAATTAAATAGACAAACAGCAACAGCAGTTAATAATGCTAGATTTGCAGGTCAATCAAGTCCTTTAACATCTCCTGTCTTTCCTGGATATAGTGGTCCAGTCGGACCTGGACAAGCTTCTGGTTTATTTTCTGGAGGTGCTTTTAGAGAAAGATTAATGTCTAATTTGAGTTCAAGTCAAGCATCACGACAAGCTTCTGCATTTAACATTAGACCAGGTACTCAATACGAAAGACCTATCGGACCTGCTTTTAGTGCCAACTTAAAAGCACAATTAAGGCATCAAAAGAAAATTGATAAGAATACAGGTAAAACTGCACAGTTGTTAAGTGCATCAGGAAATAGAGCTATCTTTGGAGATTCAGCAGCATATACAAGTCCAATAGGTCCGCAAGCTGCAAGACCTTCATTCTTAAATAGAATGGGATTTGGAAAAAATGCTAATCCTCAAGGACCATTTGCTAGTGGTAGAGGCAAAGCAGGAAGAATATCAGGAGCAGCTTCTAGTGGTCTTATAGGTGGTGGCTTTCCATTATTATTTGGTCAAGGTGCTTTAGGTGCTGCTGGTGGTGGTATTGGTGGTGTGGCTGGTGGTCTTTTAGGTGGAGGATTTGGCTTTGGTTTATCTATTGCTGGTACTGCAATAGCTCAGAGGATTGCAGAAGGTCGAGATTTTGAAAAACAAATTGATAAAGTTAATAAATCAATATTGGCTACTGGTAGTTCTGCAACATTTACTTCACAAGATATTAAAAAGTTAGGAAAAACTTTGGGAATGACAAAACAAGAAGCATTGGAGGCTGCACAAAGTTTTAAAGCTTTTGATGCTGCAATGAGAACTTCTTTATTGGTTACATTTGGAGATGAAGCAACATTTAATTTAATAAAAGGATTAAAAACTAATGTTAATTTAATAAACGATATTCAAGAAGCTGAATCAATTATTGGAAGAGAGAAAGCAGATCAATTATTAACTTCTTTAAGAACTGAAGGTAGTTTAAAAGTTCAAAAAAAATTACAAGAAGAAATTATAAAAGTTAGAGAAAACGAAAGGATAGGTAATAAAAATAAAGTAACCAATTTTGATCGTTTTATGGGGTTTGGTAGAACTTTAGGTAATAAATATTTGAATCTGTTTGGACAAGGACCTGGTGCTGGTAATGCTGAAGTTACAGGAGAAGATATTAAAGATATTAGGATTGATAAAATTTTAGGAGAGAATTTACAAGATAAAACTACTGCTGTAGCTCAGTTAGGGGTTGAATTTGAACGTGCAATGGGAATTAAATTAACTTCAAATATTGCTGCTGTAAGAGATGAATTAGAAATGTTAATGGACCCTATTAATCAATTAACAACATTAGCAGAAACAGTTGGTAGTGCATTTGGAGAGTCATTTAAAGGCTTAATTAAAGGTTCTATGAGTGCTCAAGAAGCATTGCGTAATTTATTTATGCGTACAGCAGACCATTTTTTAGATATGGCTGCACAGATGATTGCAAAGCAAATACAAATGAAAATATTAGGCATTGGATTAAATTTTTTTGGAGGTGGAGGTTTTGCTCCATCGAGAGGTGCGAATACTGGAGGCACAGATAGATTTGGCAGGGATTTTGATGATCCTATGTTTGGTACACCATTGGCGAATGGAGGTATAGCTAAAGCTGGACGAACTCATTTAGTAGGAGAACGTGGACCCGAATTATTTACACCTGGAGTATCAGGAATGATTACACCAAATCATGCTTTAGGTGGAGGTACAAATGTAGTAGTAAATGTAGATGCTTCTGGTTCTTCTGTTGAAGGTGATGAAGATAGAGGTAGAGAACTTGGCCGTCTTATCTCAGTAGCAGTACAATCTGAATTATTACAGCAAAAAAGACCTGGAGGTTTACTTGCATAATGGCTACCTTTCCTTCAATAACTCCTACTTACGGAGTACAAAAAAGATCCGCACCAAATACTAGAACAGTAAGATTTGCTGATGGCTACGAACATAGAATTTTATTTGGATTGGCAGAACATCAGAATCCTAAAGTTTATAATCTTACTTTTGAAGTATCAGAAACAGATTCAGATACTATAGAAACATTTTTAGATGCAAGAGCAAATGATAGTGCCAGCTTTACTTTTACTCCCCCAGGAGAATCTAGTGCTTCACAATATGTATGTGAAGGATGGAATAAATCTATTCCTTATTTAAATAGAGCAAGAGTACAAGCAACATTTAGAGAGGTGTTTGAACCATGAGTACTGCTCCTGTTTTTAGTGAAGTTCAAAAAATAAATCCCTCTGCAATTATTGAACTATTTACACTACAACTAGACAACTCTTTACATGGTGCGACTACAACTTATAGATTTCATTCTGGTAGTAACCTTAATGCAAATGGAGAGATAGTTTGGGCTGGTAATGCTTATCAAAGATTTCCAATAGAAGCGAATGGTTTTGCATATCAACGTGGTCAGATTCCTAGACCAAAACTTGTAGTAAGTAACGCATTAGGCACAATATCTGCAATACTTCTAACTGTTAATCAAACAACAACTGGTAATGATTTAACAGGAGCTACTGTTACAAGAATAAGAACAATGGCAAGATTTTTAGACGCTGTTAATTTTCCAGGGAGTTCTAATCCATTAGGAACACCAGATCCTACAGCAGAATTTAAACGTCAAATATTTGTAATTGATAGAAAAGCAGCAGAAACAAGAGAAATAGTAGAGTTTGAATTAGCAGGAGCTATTGATATGGCTGGAGTTAGAGCACCCAAGCGTCAATGTACCCGTGCTTTATTTCCTAGTATTGGTACGTTTACTCAATGAGTTGGAAAGATGACGCATTGGTTCATGCGAAAGACCAAGATCCTAAAGAAGCTGTAGGACTTTTATTAAATATCAGAGGCAAACATAAATACTATCCTTGTCAAAATTTAGCAATAACAAATCATCAGGAGTTTATTTTAAATCCAGAGGATTATGTAAAGGCAGATAATCTTGGAGAGATAACTGCTGTTGTTCATAGTCATCCGACAACACCTCCAATACCAAGCCAAGCTGATCGTATTAGCTGTGAACATAGTAAATTACCTTGGCATATTGTTAACCCCAAAACAGGTGAATGGGGTGAATGTATTCCCGAAGGTTACGTTCCAGAATTATTAGGTAGACCATGGGTATGGGGTGTTACTGACTGTTGGAGTTTAGTTGTTGATTGGTACGCACAAGAAAAAGGTATAAAACTAAAAGATTATGCAAGAAATATGACACCACAGGAATTTTTAGAAAATCCTTTATTTGAAGATTATGCGTGGCGAACTGGATTTAGAGAACTTAGATCAGAAGAAAAGTTAGAAGCTGGAGATGTTTT